AACCAAAAGAGAAGCCGTGGAAGTGGATACCCGTGGTATCGGTTATCCCGCCGTACATTCTCAAAGAGGGAAAGAAGTGGTATCGCGCACTGGCCGAGGATGCCATTGACCCACAGCGGTTTTACAACTACTGGAAGTCGCTGAACGTCAGCCAGGTCAAGCCCAAGCCCACGCGTGTGACGTGGAAGATGATTAAAAATCATCTTACCTGGTGGGATAAGAAAGACAAGAGCAATTTCGAGTACATTCCCTACGATACGGACCCGGAAGCTCCCGGTGGGATGCCCTACGACGCTCCCCCCTTGCAGGTGTCCACGGCTATCGTTCACGAGGAACAGAGCGCGATTGAAGACATCAAGGCCAGCATGGGCATGTGGAACCCCAGCCTTGGCGACAGCGAACAATCCCTTTCAGGCAAGGCCATCGGGAAACTTCAAATGGCCGGCGATAAGGGCAACCTCGAATACGTCAACTCACTCGTGCAGGCCCTGACATTCACGGGAGACATCATCCTCGACATGGTGCCTAGCGTGCTTGATACCGAGCGTGATGTGCCCATTCTCGGCTATGACAACACATCGTCAATGCTCAGGATCAATAAGACCGATGGGCCGATACCGAACCCCGCAGCGGATATGCGGAATGGCAACTATCGCAGCGTGGTGGACGTGGGACCGTCATTCACGACTCAGCGCCAGGAAGCGCTTGAGGGCATGACCGCGATCACTCAGGGTAATCCGCAGATAGCGGCGGTACTGGCGCCGTTCATGGCGAAGTTCGGTGACTGGCCGTATGCGGAAAAGATATTCGAGATCCTCAAGGCATTGCAGCCGCCCGAGATTCAGGCGCTGTACGACGACAAAGAGGACGGCGAACCCGACCCGCAGATACAGGCCATGCAACAGCAATTTGAACAGCAGATGCAGGAAGTCATGGCGAAACTTCAAGAAGCGGGCGCGACGGTACAGGAACTCCAACAGGCCGTGAATGAGAGTAAGGCAGTCCTGTCCGACAAGGAGCGCCAACTTTCCGCGATGAAATCGAACTTCGAACTCGACAAGCGCGAGATGGGATTGCAGGCGCAAGAAGAACGCACAACGGGCGGTGAGTCCGGCATTGCCACGCTCGCCTCGGAGATCAAGGGCCTGAAGTCGGTCATTGAAAGCATGGACCGGGGACTTGAGAAGCATATCGATGCTCAGGCGGAAGTGCAGGCGACGGCAGCGGAACCCGAGAAGGAGCCGAAAGCATCAGAGAAGAAACAAGAGCCTGTGATTATCAACGTAGGTGTGCCGGGAACGGAAGGGAAAGAAGCGAACACAACGCCTATGCGGAAGACCATAAAAATTCAAGGACCTAGCGGACAGACATACACGGGCACGATAACGGAGGAACCGATAGATGGCGGGAACGTACAGCAACGCGGTAAAGACCTTACGAATGAGTGAGGTAAGATTTGCAATTAACGGAGGAGCAGGCCCGGGAAAGCTCAAGATATATTCTGCGGCTTATGCGGCTCTGCTTGCAGTATTTGAGTGCTCGGACCCTTGTGGTGCCGTGGCTGGCGATCCCGCCGCGCTTACCTTCTCAGGATTGCCGAAAACCACAGTTGGGCTCGTGGGCGGCATTGCGGCAGTTGCCCGGATCACTGACTCCGATGATGTGATGGTACGCGAGGGCATGACAGTTGGCATTGCAGCTTCAGATATCATCATCGACAACGATAACATTGCCGTGGATCAAACGATAAATTGGACGGCGGGGGTAATTACACATGGCTGATAATACAGTACTCCCAGGCACAGGGGAAACATACGCAGCCGATGATATCGGAGGCGCAAAGTATCAGCGCATCAAAATGGTCCACGGTGCCGATGGCGTAAATGACGGGGATATAGCAGCTACGAACCCTCTCCCTGTAAAGTTGCAGAGTCAGGACACCACGGCGGAAGTAAGCACTACTCCTCTCGCTAATGGTGCATCCTTCACGACGGCCTGGTTCGACACGCAGGACGCGCCACATGGTTTTACCGTGGCTGTCAGTTCCGATGTGGCCGGACATACTTATCACGAAGAGTCTCCAAACAATGATGGGACGAACATCATATTAGCCGATGATTTTGCGTACACGCAGGCTGAAATGGTTGCGGGAGTTGACGAGGAACATATCAGTCACACGCGGTATAGCCGATTTCGAATCACCAACGATTCCGGCGGCGCACAGGCTTCGCTTATTTATTCGGTCACCCAGCGCTTTCTCGACGGCTACGGAACCGTAAAAATCTCCGCTTCAGCAAATGACGTAACGGCCCACGGCGATAAGGAACACAACACCGCAACACCTTCAACGGAAGCGGTAGAAGCCCTGACCGCCGTTGCAAAAGCGGCGGCACCAACCTATGGCGAGGGGAACATGGTAGCTCCGCGTGTCACGCTTTCCGGTGATACAGCCGTAACCCTTGATGGTGAAGCGGTTGTAATAAACGGCGGCGCGGCGCAGACTTCAGACATAAAGGTTACACTTGATAGCGAGCTTATTGTTCTTGGAACGGGAAGCGCGGCAATTGGGAAACTGGCAGCGAATAGCGGGATAGACATTGGAGATGTGGACGTAACGACGCTTCCAGCAATTACCATAGCGGCGGCTCAAACATTAACGACTGTGACAACGGTAGGAACGGTTACTACTTTAACAGGTGGTGGAGTTGCCCACGGTGGATCAGATTCAGGCAATCCGATAAAATTAGGGGCAAAGGCTGAAACCTCCCTTGCGGGGATTACTCCTGTTTCGGATACGCAAAGAACGGATTTATATGCTGATTCAGATGGAGTCCAGTTTGTAAAATTATTTCCTGAAGCTGATTTGATTACTGAGCGAATTGCAGATACAGCGGGAAATAGTACGGCATTTACCAACTTTGCGGCTACCGCAAGTGCTCGTAATTTGATATACGCAATTTCAATTTTCAATGCAAGCGCAACGGATGGATATGTTGATTTCAGGGATGGAACCGCAGGAGCGATTCTATGGACGGCTCCTGCGCCAAAGGGAGGCGGTTCAGTAATCGTGGCCCCCTTTCCTTTGTTCAAATCCTCAGTAAATACCGCTCTTGCTTATGATGTTAGTGAAGCATTAACCACGGTATACATTTCCGTAACAGGAAGAAAGAGCAAGGTTGCATAATGGCGACAAGGTTCTACCTACAAAGCACCGGAGCGGCCCCCTTCGATCCCGTCATAGGTGATGGGGGATGGGAGCGGAACCACGGTTCGTATGCGGCCCGGAACATGAGTACCGCAAAGGCCAATAGTGCGCTTACCACAGTAACCGGAGTATTCGGAGCTACCAACACATCTCAGACCCGGTATCACACATTCGTTTCCGATACGCTCGATGTGGCCCAGACAATCTCAGGCAACTTCTCGATGGTGATCGGGAAGTGCGCGGAAACGTCATTAAGCGGCGATGCCCACCTTGCCTATGCTTTGCGAGTGACTACCGGGGCAGGGGTCCATCGGGCGACACTTAGAACGTCAATGGCAACGATCAGCGAGTTCCCACTTATCGCTTCAGCGGCAACTCGTATTATTGCTTCCGGTGCAGTTACCTCATTTGCCTGTAATGCGGGCGACCGGCTGGTTCTTGAGATCGGGATACACGGTGTTACCCCGGCCAACGAGGTCATGCAGATGCGGTTTGGCGATCCCACGGCTGTTGCTGACTTTGCGCTGACAACCGCACTCACTACGGACCTTGTGCCTTGGGGAGAACTATCACAGACCCTGACTTTTGGAACACCTGCGGTTGCAAGTCTTCATTCTCTTTCCCTTACGGGAGTAGGAACATAAATGCCATTAATCCCATTATTCATAACAGGCGGAACACCAGCCCCTCTGAACCTTTCATTCGCGTTCTCAGATGAGGATGATACCGTTGCCTGTTCGGTCGATGTGATCGTACAGGCCACACTTGCGGCAACGGATGAAGATGACAGCGTAAGCATCGCCCTGGATGCTGACATATCCGCGGCACTGAACGCGACGGATGAAGATGATACCGTATCTGTCTTGTTGGCGCAAGAAATACACGAGCAGGCACAACCCGCTGTCGGCGCTCCCGGCTCGATGTGGCTGGAACTGGCCTACTATCACAAACGCTGGGCCGATGAGGAATCGGAAAAGAAGCGCGAACGCAAGCGAATCAAGGAAGAAGCGGAGCGAATAGCCGCAGAAGCCGCCCTGAGCATCCGTGCACGGCACGAGGTTGAGACAAAGGCAAAGAACAGGGCTACACGCCGGGCTATTGATCAGGAACGGGCTGAAATCGAAGCCCTGGAAACTGACATAGAGCGGCTACAAGCCGAGATGAACCGGACCTACCGGGAAGAAATGGCGCGGCGCAGGATGGATGAAGAACAAGAGATGGCAGACGTTATCTTTATGCTACTCACGGAGGTATGAAGTGGATTTAGAAAGCGCGGGGGCGGGGATGGGTACGGGATTGATTAGCGCAATCTTAGTAGCCTTTGGATTAAAGCAGCGGATCGACAGACTTGAAGAAAGCGTGGTCTTCAAGGACAGTTGCGAGAAGTGCGAGAAGTCGAATATCCATCAGTTCGTTGCGCTCCATGATGGGCAGTCACGAATCGAGGGAAAAATTGATACCTTGCTTATCAATCTATCTCGCAGAAGGGAGGATGAAAGAGGATAATGGAAATAACACTAAAGCGGGTCGTTTTCTCCGATGACGGAGTACAGGGAGTGCTTGTAAACGGAAATACCGTTGTGTGTCTTACGCTCGAAGAAGAGTGGAAAGAGAATGCCAAGGGGATTTCCTGCATTCCTGTTGGATCATATCTCTGTCGGCGTGTGAACACGAAAGGGCATGGAATTACCTACGAAGTGCAGGACGTACCGGGGCGCGATGCAATCTTATTCCATTCCGGCAACACGGAAGAGGACACCGAAGGTTGTATTCTGACTGGCAAAGAATTCGGTTATGTGAAAGTGAAGGATGAGGACACCGGAGAACTGAGAGAAAAACAAGCCGTGCTCAACAGCAAGAGCGCATTTGCTTATCTCATGAGCGTGCTGAATGACAGGGAAACTTTTGTACTGCATGTAAAGGCGTGTTGATATGATCGCCCTCATCGAAAAAGTGCTTGAGCGGAGGAAACTGGAAAAGAAGAACAAGACCCGGCTCTCCGATGAAAACTACACGGTCGTTGCTTATACCTGCCGTGACGCACTCGACGACGAACCATTTACCCGAATTGACGTGTTCAATTCGAGGTTAACCCGAAAGGAGAAATAGCATGGAAAAGAGAATAGCAAGGAACGGAATGATCGTATCAGGGGGAGTATTCATCATCGCAATGGCGTTCATCCTCATGGCGTTTACGGGGTGCGCAACGTTCAATCGGCTCGTGAACGAGCATGAATTTGCCATGCAGTTGTCAGTTGAGGCGGCGACGGCCCGGGTGCTCCACGAGCATCCGGCATGGGCGAAGCAGGTCATTTCTATAACGGAAAGCGCAATCATGGTGATCGATGCAAATACCGTTGTGGATCTTCAGAGCGTGGAAACGTACATCAAAGGCCGCATCAATTGGGGCAAGATGATTCCTGAGGAGCAGGCCTTGGTGTCTGCACTCATCAGTGAAGTCCGGCGCGGTCTAGAGGATTCCGCAAGAGCGAAGAATATTGCCACGCCGGAGTTGCAGCTTGTCGAGGTGCGGCAGGTACTCATCTGGATTCGAGACACGGCCAAACGGAGGGCGACGCTATGAGGATCAACATCGGCATCTTCAAAGCTCTCTCGCACGAGGCAAAGGTGATTCTCTCCGCTGTCGGCAGCGGACTCATGACCATCGGGCTAAGTCCGAGCTTGTTGACAGCACTTCTTACCCTGCCGCTGGTCGAATCGCTTCCCATCGTTCTGCCGGTAGTTCTTGGCACAAGCATCGGCGGCGGGTCGCTGTTCAACATGAACTCGAAGAAAGACGCGGGGAAGGAATAATCACATGCCAACATTTAGGAAAAAGCCTGTTGTAATCGAAGCATCACAGTGGAACGGATGGGGGGACCATCACGCAGTCACGGCATATCTCGATCATCACGAAGAACGCCCAGATAGACCGTGTGAAAAATGCGGGAAACCGATATGCTCTCACGGATGGGTATACACGCTCGAAAGTGGTCACATCGTATGCCCTGGTGACTGGATTATCACGGGAGTACAGGGTGAAAACTATCCGTGCAAGCCTGATATTTTCGAGGCCACGTACGAAAAGGTAACGGAATAACCAATGACGCCCCTTGACCCGATAAGGACCGCAGGCCCAAACAAGGACTTCATTCGCTTCCAGGCGGGATTCAGGTATCAGCTCACGGAAGATTCGGTATATACGACGAAGATACTACCGCCTGCGGATATTGATACCAAGTTCGTCAGCCTGAGCAGGGACGGCATGATGATCCTTCGGGCGGGATTCGCATGGAACGGCGTCAGCGGCCCCACAATCCAGCGCAACAGCAATCGCCGCGGCGGGGCCTTCCATGACGGCGTGTACCGACTGATCCGGTTCGGCCTCATGGACTTCCTGCCCCGGGATGAAGTACGTGAAAAGGCCGATAATATGCTCAGGGAGATATGGCTTGCTGATGGTATGTGGCCGTGGCTCGTGAAGGCTGAGATTGCCGTGCTCAAGCGGTTCGGAGAGGATGCCGCCCGGCCTTCCGGTGAGCCGGAGGTAATGACAAGCCCGTGATAAATAAAATTGACACCCCGAGCGATTGTGATACAATCGCCTCAACCGGCGCAGATACGCCGAGACAACCCCACAAGGAGAAACGAAAATGCCAGGAACAGACGCAGTAGAAACCGCCAAAACCGGCGAGGAAACAGTAGTTGAGAAGGAAATAACGGAGAAGGAAGTTACCGCCAAGGATGGCGAGAGCGAACAGACGCCGGAAGAAAAGAAGACCGCTGAAGCGAAAGCCGCCGAGGACGCAGAGAAAGAAAAGAACCGGCAGGGTTTTGAGAAGCGGCAGCGGGAAAAGAAGCGCCTGCACGACTTGGAGATTGAGAACGCGGAACTCCGGGGGTTCAAGAAGGCGATAGAGAAGGGCGGGAAAACGGAAGGCGAAGACACCGCCTCTACACTCGAAGCCGAGTATTCCCGCGAGCATCCCGAACCGAAAGAGGACGATCATAAGACCTGGGCGGAGTTTAACAAGGCACATACCCGCTGGTCGGTCGGACTCGCCAAGTTCGAGGATTCCCGGACCGAAACAAGCCGGGCGCACGAAAGCGCAGCCGATGGGATGCGGAAGGCTATCGCATCCCAGAAGGAAAAAGGCGAAACGGAATTCGAGGACTTCGGAGAAGTGATAGGCGATCTCAGCCTTACCACCACCATGCTTGAGGAAATATACGACAGCCCGGAAGGTCATAAACTGGCCTACTACCTCGGCATGAACCCGAAGGAACAGGACCGAATCGCCGCGCTTCCGGCAAAGGCACAGATCAAGGAAATAGCGAAACTCGAAAGTAAAATTGAGTCTGGCGCGATCCAGCTCAAAAAACCAATTTCAAAAGCCCCTGACCCGGCACCGAAGCCCGGAGCGAAAGGCGCGGCATCAGATTCTGATGAGGCGCGTTATGCTGATCCGAAAACCTCCACAAAGGAGCGGATAGAAATCAGCAAGAGGCTTCAGGCCAAGCGGGACCAGGGGCAATAAAGGAGCCCTACCATGCCGAACCAGATTCCCACTCCGGTGTTTATTGCCGACAAAATGCTCGAATTCCTGTTCGAGACAACGCCCGTGATCGAGGATTGCAACCGCGATTACGAAGCGGACTTTCTCATGACCTCGGACCAGATCGGGCGCGTTGTGCAGATCAAGAACCCGCCCCGATTCACAACCGTCGATGGCCCGGTCATCAACGCCATCCAAAGCACGAACTTCGGTCTCTCCCCGTTCGCCATCGACAAGTGGAAGACCATCCCCATCGAACTGACGGGCATGGAAAAGACCTTCAGCAATTCCAAGGATCTCGACCTGTGGGCGGCGAAGAACATCAAGCCCATCGTGTCGCCGTTCCGGGCCGCTATCGAAACCGCGATTTTCGAGCTTGCCAACAAGGTTCCTGCACTCGTGGGCGTCCCCGGCACTGGGCCGACTACCATTGACCCCATTGCGGCGGCTCAGGAGAACATGGACAACTACGAGACGCCCTCCGAGCGCGTGTGCTACCTCGGGACCAGCGGCGTGCGGAAGTTCCTCGGCGGCGCCACTCCTGCCGCGAGCGGGTATTTCAACCCCGCAAAAGAACTCGGGGAAATGCTCAAGAGCGGTCAGATCATGCCGAGTCTTGCCGGCTTCGAGATGAAGAAGTCAAACAAGATCGCGCATCTGACCAGCGGAACATTCACCTCAACGGGAGGAAACGTTCTGGCGAATGGCGTGTACCAGACGGGAACCTCCATCGCCGTCGATGCCTTCACCACGGCCAAGACGCTCAAGAAGGGAGATGTCATCACCTTCGGAGTGCTCGGGACTGCAACCGCAGTATGCGGCGTCAATCCCGTCACCGGTAAGACCACGAACAAGCTCCGGCAGTTTGTCATTACCGCCGATGTAGCGGCTTCGGGAAATGCCGCGACGCTTTCCATCAGTCCGCCCGTCATTCCTTCGGGCGCGTTCAAGAACATCACCGGTAATACCGCCGACCTGTTGGGCATTCCCGACAATGCCGAGGTCATCATGCACCCGAGCATCGTTGTTAATACCACCTACGCGCAGAATCTTGCGTGGTGGAAGAAAGCTATCGGCCTCGTCGTGGTGCCGATTGCGCCGCTTGAAGGCTTGAAGTCTGAAACGCGGACGCATGAAGGCATCTCCATCACCTTCAGCACGTCCGGCGACATCATGAACTTCAAGACGATCAAACGTGCGGACATGGCCTTCGGCGTGGACATCTTCCAGGCGTATCTGGACCAGGTGTGCAGGATCACGGGATAGCGCGGGGAACGGGAAATAACATCTAACCAAACGAAAGAAGGAGAAACCCCATGAGCAAAACAGGGATCGATCTTTTCACCTCACTGGTCGCCAACGTGCGAGCCATGATTACCAAGGCGGTAGCCTATACCGTCCTGGTAGCGGATGAGTATATCAAGGTCAATGCGACCGTCACCATGACGCTGCCGGTCCTCAGTACCTTGATCGGAACAACGGCCAGCCGCAAGCTGTATTTCTTCGAGAACATCAGCACGGCTGCGAACGGCTACCTTGCCACCATCGCCGCGGGCTCGGGCAACACCATCGGCGGCAGAGCGTCCATTGCGCTCAGGGTGGGCGAAAAGCTCATTGTCGCGGCTTCGGAAACCGACACGGATTGGGAGATTCTTTGGCCGGCTCCGATGGCTCCGGCCATCAGGAACGTCGTGACGATTGTCGCCACCACGAGCGGCACCACGGTCATCAATGCCATTGATGCCAGCGGTTGCCCGATTGTCGGTGAGATCGTGGACATCCAGACCGAGGCGCAGGATACCTTTGCCGGGAACATCGCGGTGAAGAACACGAACGGCACGATTGCGACAATCGCCAAGAGCGCCACGGCTGGACTTTCCGTGTCAGCGACCGCGCTCACCACGCCGTCAATGGCAAAGGGCGACCTGCTCACCATCGAGTCAGACAGCACGAATGGCAACGCCCGGGTGCGTATCTACCTGAGCGTGCAGACCCTGACGGTTGACGGCTAGTACACCTCTGGGGCCGAGCGTTCTGCCTCCTGGCGCTCGGTCCCTTTCTTAAATTCAAGGAGAGAAAAGGACAATCATGCTGATTGCAATAGGCGTACCGAACGGGAATAATGGCAACAATGAAATGATGGGCACCCTAGCCTTCCTCGCGCATGAGTGCGGGAAGATGGGGCATGGCATGGCCTATCTGGGCCGCGACTCCTGCTATGTAGACAATAACCGAAACGAGATCCACGAACAGGCGCAACAGATCGGCGCTGATTATCTGCTTTTCCTCGATACCGACATTGAGCTAGTGAGCGAGGGCGATATCATCACGCACATGCTCGAAACCATGAAGACTCACAACGCTGACATTGTGACAGGTGTTTATTATCAGGGCTCGTATCCATACCGCCCTGTTGTCTATAACTTCGGAGAGAAGGGCATCAGGAACCTTGCTGATGTGCCAACTGAACCGTTCCAGGTGGATGCCAGCGGCGGCGGGTTCATGCTCATATCCAAGAAGGTCATTGACCATTTCAAATTCGACAAGCCGGGAGAGAAGCCCTGGGATGTGATGTTCTCCCCGCGTGTGTTCAAGGAAGACTCGGCGTTTTGCTGGCGCTGTAAAGAAGCGGGATTCACGATGATTGCTGATCCCGCGATCAAGCTCAATCACTGGAAGCGCCAGGCCATCAATGAGAAGTACTGGCAGGCCTCGAAAAATAAGATCGTCAGCGCCGCACTCGACAAAGCCAAGGACGGCGGTATTGACGGATGGATGAGCGCGGCTGAACTGAAATTTCTCCAAGACTCCGCCATGAAGAACGAAACCATTGTCGAGATCGGATCATGGAAGGGGCGGAGTACCAAGGCCATGCTTGACATGGGCGCTCACGTTACCGCCGTCGATCACTGGCAGGGCTCGGACACGATCAAAGGGCTTGCCGATGAGCAAGACGTATACGCGGAATTCATGCGGAATGTCGGTCATTATCCCCTACTGACGGTGATGAAGATGCCATCGATGGAAGCCGCGGCAATGCTCAATGGCAATATGTACGATATGACCTTCATTGATGCTGGGCACACCTACGAGGACTGCAAGAACGACATATCGGCGTGGCTGCCACGAACGAAGAAACTCATAGTGTTTCATGACTTTTGTTCTGGCTGGCCTGGGGTAATGCGAGCAGTAAAAGAATCTTTCGGGGATCGCATTAAAGTTGTCGATACGATCGCCTACATCGATTTACAGGAGAAATAACATGGGAAGATTAAAAGGAAGCGGGAAAAAGCACACTGAGGTTGCACAGGAAACCGTGCACGGCACGGAAACTCAGAAGTCGGATATTGCCCCTGTCCCAGCACCGGAAACGCCGAATATCGCACCCTACGACACCTGCCGTTTCCATAGGACAGAACCAACAAGGATGTTCTTGAAAGGCGAGATTATCCCCGTGGACTGGCGGGATGAGCCTTTTATCAAAACCAAGGAGGAAGACACAAAATGAAAAAGCTACTCAGTCTCATGGCAATCCTGCTTTTCCCCTGCATGGCATTTGCGGGGTATGAATCGCTGACCGTAAGCAGCGTGGCTGTTGGTCTGGCCTCGGCTCCTACCGGGTATGGAGGCAATCAAGCCTCGTGTGTGCTCACGCTTGAAACCGCTCCAATCCGCTTCCGTATGGATGGAACAGCGCCTACCGCACTTATCGGACACATCATGGCACCGGGGGCAACGCTCAAGCTCCAGGGCGAACAAATAGCAAAGTTCAAGGCGATACAGCTCAATACCGTGGATGCTACGATCCGGGCAACGTGCAATGACACGGGTTCGGCCATGCTCGATAATACGGACCTGAGCTATTCCCGGACGCCGGTAAGTTTCTATGCCGTAGCTCATGCAGCGGGAGCGACAACGGTTTATCAGCCCATTACATTGATAAAAGCTGCGGGGTTGGCAAGCGTAACCACAGGCACGAGCTTTACCGTGACGGCTGGTAAAAAGTTGCGCATTACCGGGCTATCCGTTGGTACACGCGGCCACAATACGGCAACTGCTCAAAGTACGGTATTCAGTGTTATTACCAATAGCGCGGGGCTTGTTACGGCAGGTTCGACAACGGTCATTCAACTGCGGTCCGCTACTCCTGCCGTGGCAAACGATTGGGACAGAGTTATGTATACCATGCCTGACGGCTATGAAATTCAGGGAGATGGTACGCTGCAATTCGGAGTGGGTGCGATTTCGACATTCACCACGAACGCGCCAACGCTTGATGTTCAAATCATGGGGTTTGAGTACTAAGGAGATACCGCATGAAAAGGATCTTCGCGTTCTTTATTATTTTCTCCCTGTGGGCCTCTACTTCCTATGCTCCACCTGCGGTGCCGTCTCAGAATTTACCTTGGGTCAATTCTCAGTCGTACTCAACCCTGACAGCGGCTGATGTATTTGCTGCAGCTCAAGGTAAATCTCTCTACGTTACAAAGAACTACATAGCTACCTCCGGCACGATGACCTTTACCTCGAACGTGGTGATTGAGGGTGGGACGCTTACCTGTGGGACTGGAGGAAAGTATTATGTTGGAGCAGTATTCGCCGCAAAAGCCACGCAAGTATTTATCGGGTGCGGATCGGGAGATGTGATCTTTGGTTCAGCGACAGATTCTGTAAAAGCTGAATGGTTCGGAGTATCTACTACAGAAACCGACGCAAACAACGCAATATATGTCAATACCGCACTAAGGGCGATACAGGGGAAGGGGACCTTAACGATAAGTAACCTGTATTCTATTTCTGCGCCTTTATCTATTACAATTCAAAGTAACAATGAAAAGATCTCCATAGAGGGAGCTACTGCCAACGCCGGGCTTGCGCAGACTGGAACATCTGGGCAAAATACAATAGAAACAACAGCGGAAGGAACCGCAATCGGTTGGGCTGTGCTTAACATAAAGAACTTAACCTTATCTGGAAACTCACTTTCAGGTCATGGACTTTCTTTGAAGCGAGCGCTTGGCGTGATAGATAACATAACTATTCATACTATTGGAGGAGATGGGATTCACTGTGAAGGGTGTATCGATGTAACCATAAAAAATCCTTATATCTATGGTCTTAATACAAATGGGATTAATCTTGCATTTACGACCAACCCTAATACTGGCGCCGGCTTACCATCAAATAATAACCTGATAACTCTACCTCGGATACATTCCTCTACTGGAGCCGGCATTTTAATTAGCTCTGCAACGTCAACTGGTAGTCACAGTAAAGGGAATACAATCATAAACGCTGATATTGAGTTTTGTACTGTTGGAGTGCGTCTTTATGGCGCTCGGCAGAATAGGTTTATAGCTCCATGGTTAGAGGGGAATACATTAGCCATTGAAGTAGAAAATAACCCCAGTTTAAGTGGACTGTCAGCATTTGCTAATACATTTGATGAAGCGAGGATAACTTCAAATACAAATGCTATTCATATTATATCAGGTATTAGCACAGATTTTAATGGTGGTTGGATACCTGGGATGCAGAGTGTTGTTCTTGATGCCGGTGCAGCAGGGACAAAATTTAACATGGTAACTAACATGCCAAAGACAGTAGAACAAGGGCTTACAGATAATGGAGTAAGAACATGGATATTATCTCGCAATGAAGATGTAAACGATTCTGATTATGTATCTTGGTATGGCCCAAAGATTTTGAATGATAATGATACCTTTTTGTTATGGAGTGATAATACCGGTACAGCGAGAAATGTCATAGGTCTTAATTCTAATAACTATCTCAAGCTTTTCGATGGTGCGGGAAATAATGTTTTTACCGGCGCAGCGGGGGGCGCCTATTTTGATGGTCCTGTAACGGCACGAGACACGCTTTTGCTTGAGGATACTCACGCGCTTCTATCTAATGCTTACTATCTTCAGGCGAAGACTACAACAGGAGTGGCAAAAGATATTATAGGGCTTAACACCAGTAATTACTTGAAGGTCTATGACGGTGACGGAACTGCGATTATCACAGGTATAGCTGGAGATTTGTATACAACCGATCTGATTCCGCAGGGACACATTATCTCCAGCCTCATCACAGCGCACACGACTACCATAGTAAGTTGCGGCACAGATCCTGCCTTCAGTAGTGCACAGGATAATGATACGGCGGGCTTAGTTACTGTCGGGGCTGGCGTAGTAACCGCATGTACTGTATCTTTTGAGCGAGCCTTTACTCGTACACCATCATGTCATATTACGCCACATTATAATACGGGAAGTTTTTGGATTTCTGCTAATAATAATGCATTCTTTACTATTACTTTTACCAATGACGCAGCAACACAGAAATTTTCATACTTTTGTATTGGCATAGGTGGAAGTGATTAAAGAAAGGATAATCCATGAAAAGCATAATTGATTTTCGAGTGCCAGGGCTGGACAATACGACAACGGCAATAGCTTTCTGCCTCGGACCAGATCAATCCACCGCAGTCGATACTACGGGATGGACGCTTACCCCACTCGGAGCCGATGAGGGCCGGTATGTTCTCGATATCCCGATGGCGGAGTACGGCAGCATCTTTGAAATCTACGAGATAGCGAACCGTGCGAACTACAGCATTGGCGAGCTCACACTCGTTTCTCTTCCCTCGGGATCACCTACGCTCACTACCACGGCAGCAACGAATCTTACCGTTGCCGAGATGATCCAGAACGCCCTTGAAGCAATCACCGTACACGATCCCGGCGAAGCCCTGAACGCCGAGGATGGCGGCACGGGCCTGCGCGTGCTCAATCTACTATTTGATGAACTCAGCCTTGACCGGGGTAAGATATTCCAGTTGACCGAAGAAACGTTCGTGCTCGTTGCCGGAACGGGCATTTACTCCATCGGACCGGGTATGACCTGGAATACGGTCGTTCCCACGGATATCATTCAGGCGTTCTTGCGTGATACCAGCGTAACTCCAAATTACGACTGGCCGCTCCGGGTGAATGTGACACAGGCCGAGTACAACGCCATCCCGTACAAGAGCATGAGCAACCGCCCGTTCGGGATCTTCTACGCGCCCGGCAGCGCCGTATCAAGGGCGGTGTACTTCGATTACCTGCCGGACCTGGCCTATGATCTGCACCTGTTCTCGCTCAAACCCTTCACGGCCATCGGCGCGATTACGGACAGTCTGTCCATGCCCCCGGGCTATCAGGCGTACCTTACAGCGGCACTCGCCGTCAGGTTGGCACCGCTCTATAAGAAGCAGGTGCCTGCTGTGTTTGCGGCAATCGAGGCTAAGATGGAACGCAGTATCGACGCTCAGAACGCTTCAACGCCTCCGACATGGCAGGATAAGTCGGTGCCGCGCCTGATGAATTGGAGCCGGGGAGGTTTCCGGTGAATCTTCCTCTTGCCATAGGAAAGTACCTCACGAATGGCGAACGTGCCATCAACCTCTATCCGGTCAAGCGCACTGACCCCATGACAGGCAAGTCGTATATCACGTTCGTCAAGACCGAGGGGCTGGAACTGTTCGCGGAAATCTCGGGCCTGCCCTGCCGGGGTTTTTACGTAGCAAGCAAGGATGAAACGAAACTGTACGCCGTGATCGGCAACAAGTTCTATCAGGTGCTTACGAATGGAGTGTTCACGCCCAAAGGAACGTTGAATACCTCACAGGGACTGGTCGAGATGTCCGACAACGGCGATGATGGCACGACGAAAACGGGAATCTTCATCAGTGACGGCCAGTACGCTTATACCTATCAGCCCACACTCGGCACCTTCGCGCAAGTCACTGATTTTGATTTCCCCGGCGCTTTCAATCACACGTTCCTCGATGGGTTCACCATCATCGTTGAACCTCGTACACAGAAAGCCTGGTCGTCGGCGCTCTATGACTTCACAGCCTGGGATGCCCTGGACTTCGCCAGCGCAGAGAGTGATCCCGATGATCTACTGAAAATCGTGAAGACTGCGGCAGGGCAGCTTGCCATGCTCGGCAAGGTCAGTGCGGAATTCTTCTATAATGCCGGAATTACTCCGGGCTTTCCCTTAGCGCGGATCTCCGGCGCAAGGTTTGGGTACGGGCTTGCTGCCGTCAACAGCGTGGCGATGAACGATCAATCCATGTTCTTTCTCGCACGCACGACGATGCCGCAGGGCGAGCGCGTCATTGTCCAGGTGTCGGGCTATCAACCCACGATCATTTCCCCGCAGGGTCTAAATGAAGAACTGGCAAAACTCAGGAGTACATCGAACGCCGAAGCATTCGCGTACATGCGTGATGGTCATTCATTCTATGAGATAACCTTTCCCACGGATGGGCGCACGTTCGTGGTGGATGCCTCAAACGGATTGTGGCATGAGCGCAGTTCGGTCGTGAATGGTATTGATACCCGGCACCGTGCGCGTTGCTATGCGTATTTCAATGGCTTTCACATGGTCGGGGATTACTCCACGGGAAAGATATACAAGCTCCGGGCCGAGGCGTTCAGCGAAGTCGGCCAGGAGATCAAGCGCCTACTGTATCCGCCAGAACTCACTGACCGCAGAGGCGATGCGAAGATTGATATATCTGAGTTGTTCGTACCCATGAAAACGGGAGTCGGTGATGGCTCTGAAACGTATGAGAACGCGAATCCCATGCTGATGATGCGCTACAGCAAGGACGGCAGCAAGACCTGGGCGAACGAGAAACTTGCGTCGATAGGAAAGCAAGGTGAGTACGGCAAGCGCGTAAAGTTCACGCGCCTGGGTCAGTCGTACAGGTGGAATTTTGAATTCTCCGTATCGGCGGCGGTAGATGTGGAATTCACGGGACCGCTTGTGATAGGTGGATAGATGGCATTTGAACCCGCTCCTATAGTTGAGTCGATCACAGCCGGAGAGCCGAAGAACCGCATCAGCACTTCGGCGTGGGTGACGTGGTTGCAAAAGCTCGTTGCGTTCACGAATCTATTGCGGACGGACCTTGACGCACTGGCGAACACGAAAATTAAAATGACCGCTGAGGGCGGGATTGCGGTAAAGTACACGAATAAGACCGGGAGCGCATCGGTCAAAGGTGAATTGGTAACTCCTTATAATGCAACTGCCATAAATCAGGCGGTTGCAAAAACCGTTCAGAACGTTCCCGCAACAATCGGCGTATTCTACGAAAGCGGGGTTGCTGATGGTGCAGAGGCGTGGGTCGTGGTGTGCGGTATCGCTGACGTTTACTTTGTCGGAAATGCCGTGCGCGGACACTTGGCGCGGTCATTCATTACGGCTGACGCTGACTATGTGATAGGACAGGCAAAGAGCGAGGCGTTCCCCGCTGCGCCATTTGCCAGTGATCGTCACTTTGCCGAAATTGGACACGTTCTTGAGTCTCATACGGGCGCAGGATTAGCGAAAGTGAATTTGCATTTCAATTAAGGGGGTGCGTTATGTACGGAGAAATTATCATCTTGATCCTTACGGCGGTTTATCTCGGACTCGGACTCACACGGGTATGGCGGGGCGGGTACAGTACGGCGACGGTTGGGTTCATTGACCCCGTAACTGTAATGGGAGCGGGTGCCGCAGCTGGCGGGGCTTCCGGTCTGGTAAGTGGCTACCTCAACAAACGCTCTGCCAAGCAGGGGCGTGATGCCGAGCGCCGGGCAATGGAAGAAGAACGGCGGTATAACAGCCTTTCCGCTGATGCGGCACTAAAAGAATATGAACCCTGGCGGGGCATGGAAGATAAAGCCCGACTGTCGATGATGGATATCCTCGGCTACAACGGGCCGGATGCGGCGAACGCCGCCATTGATGCGCTGATGAAATCGCCAGCGGTGCAACAGCGGTTGAAGACCGGACAGAATACGCTTGAGAACTCAGCGGCGGCGGGAGGGGGCCTGTTCTCGGGCAGGACCGGGATTGCCCTGCAAAAGTACGGGCAGGACTATGCGGCCAATGAGTTTGATGCCGAGTACGGGCGGCGCAAGGGCATGATGGACTGGTCATACGGGAACACGGGCAGGCGTGCGGACATTGAGCGCGGCAGGTACGCGAACGAGGGTGCAATCGTCGGGCGCGGCGAGCGCAACATGGGGCAGTATCAACAGGCCGGAACGCAAGCTTATGGTCAGGTACTGCCGTCGCTGATGTCAGGGGCGAAGACGGGCATGGACATGTACGGGACCGCACAGAAGTACAGAAGCATTTATGATCCGACTAAAGAACCATAACGCGAGGTGAATAATGCCTACCACCAACACAGAAATAGATCGGGCCGCATTAAAGCGCAGACTCTACAAGGATTATTCAGATCCCGAAACCGGGGAGCTGCCTGATCCGAAGAGCTATGAGGAAAAGATCGTACAGGAAATGACCCGGTACGGTGATACGGCAGGCGTCAATGAATTCATGCGCGGCAAGAAGGAAGGCGCGTATTACGATAAGGCTATTCAGGGTGCACAACGCCAGGCGTCGGCAGATGATCTTGATGCCCTTGGAGCGGAAGCCTACACACTCTCGGAGATGTACGAGACGATAAAGAAGGGGCAGGGCGAAGCCGCGGCGCGGTCGTATATCAATCGCGTCTATCCCGTCAAGCGCGACCTGATGAGAAAATCCGGGTTCGGTGATTACATGTCCGATGAGTACGATCACGAAACCGCGCTTTCCATTGGCCGGACCTGGGCGCACAAGAAAGGCAAGGATTTCGGCAAGCAGGAAGAAGACCCTAGGGATATTAAGACCTTCAAGCGCCTGTACCCCGGCGTTGATCCCGGCTCTCCGCAGGGCCGCGAGCAGTATTTCCAATTCAGGCGCAGGGAGAAAGCAGAGGAACGCGCACCACGCCCGAGCACGGCCAAGACCGCCGACGAGCGCCTTGCCGATAACCTGATAAAGAACATCGACCGCGAATATTACGCGAACAAGAAAGCCGTCGAGAATGATTGGCTTATCAACCCCGACGAAAAGGCCGCAAAGCTGGAAGAGATAGAAACGGCTCGATC